TAATTAAGGCTGGTGCATTACTTTGTAAAAGATATACAAATAAACTTAAAAATATTTCAAAAATAGAAATTATTTATACGGAAATTAAAAACATAGAGAAAACAGAATATTCTGGTTGTGTTAACATCATAAATCAAAAAAAAATTATTATTTAATAATTTTATTAATTTATTTCGATTTTTTTGTTAACTTAACAATCTTCAAGGATCTAAACAACAAGTTTTAAATAAAGTAGATGTTGCTAAATAAGGATCTATATTAGCAGCTGGTCTTCTATCTTCAAAATACCCAAACTTATCATTAAAAGTTTTATTAGGAATTCTAATAGATGTATTACGGGTTCCTACTCCCCAATTAAATTTATTAATACTAGATGTTTCATGTAATCCTGTTAATCTTAAATGATTATTTTCACCATAAACAGCGATATGCTCTTGATGTTTCTTCTCTAATCTTTCAATATATTTATGAATAATTTCAATTCCATTCTCACAACGAGAAGTAAAAGTGCTAAAATTTATGTGGCATCCAGATCCATTTTCGTCAGTTTTTATTTTAGGAATATAGTTAATAGAACATTCAATTTGTTCAGCTAATCTTTCTAATATATAACGTGCGACAATTAAATTATCGCCAGATTGAATTCCTTCACAAGGCCCAATTTGAAATTCCCATTGGCCGTTTGCTACTTCAGCATTAATTCCTGAAATTTCAATACCAGCTTCAATACACATTTGTAGATGTTTTTCAACAAGTATTCTTTGATGTATATTTTTTGTGGTTCCACAATAATGATAACCTTTGGTATTTTCATTAAGAAATGGTTTTGAGTTATCGACTTGATATGGAATAATAAAATATTCTTGTTCTAAACCAAACCAAGGTTCCTCTTCACGTAAAATATTAAATAAACTACTAGCTTTATGTCTATGATTTGTTTCTGTAGGTTCACCGTTAGATTTATATGTATCACATAATACAAGATAACAAACGGTATCTTCAATAACTCTAAACGGGTCTTTAAATAAAGCACACGGCTTTAATATAATTTCTGTATCTCCATTAGTATCAGCTTGCCAAGTTGAAGAGCCATCATAGTTCCACTCTAACATATAATTTACATCAAATGGTAAAAAAGAATTAAAAACTCTTGTTTTAGATCTAATTTCACTCTTACCTCCAATCCATATATATTCTGCAATAGTCGTTGATTGTGATTTAATCATTATATAATTTTATTCATTTAATGATTTTAAGTAATTTTTTTCCCGTTAATATAAATTTTTTACAATTTAATTGATTCATTTTAAAAGTTAATAATTTCTAAATCCCTAAGATTCCAATATTCAAACGCACCACCAGGAATTGGTCGTTTAATAATAAAAGGAATTTTTTTCTCTCTAAGTTCTAGCTCTGCAATAACATAACTATCAATAATATTTTCACTTACTTTGACAAAAGGTTTAGATCCAGTTTCAATTTGTTTAGCACGTTGACCCAAAACTCTAGCTTTTTCATATTTTGTTAAATATGGTATTGTTCTGTGTAATGGATCAATTATAATATTATTTTCGTCACGAATTACTCTTGATAATTTAGAAACTTCATCGCTATTATGATTTAAACATTCTGGATGAAAATCTATGATATAATTTTTATTTATTTCATTATCAAATTTCTGTAAATAATTTTCTTCATTTTCTTCCTCATCTTCATCTTCATCAGCAATGATTAATTGAGTAGTTTTTTTAGGTTTAGATAACTGTTTTTCAAGAGCTATGCCCTCTTCGTTAATTTCAATTTCATCATCATCATCTTGGTCTGTTTCATCTGGTTCAGCATCATCATCATCATCATCTTCGGCTTCATCCTTTTTAACAGGGTCTTCGTCGTCATCATACTGGTCATCTTCTGCGCCACCAATTTGTTCATTATCATCATCTTCAATATTAGCATCATCAGGTTCAGAATCATCAGCTTCTGATTCATCTTCAATATAATTTCCAAATTTCTTGGCAGCATTAATGATTACATGTTTTTTATTAGATATATTTAGAGACTCTTCATTACTTTCAGAATCCGAATAATAATCAGGTTCGTCGTCACTCATTGTTACTATATTAACTAAAGATACTTTTAATATAATTATTTCAATTTTCTTTTAAAAAAAATATTTAATTTATATAAAATATCATTTATGAATTTTCTTTAATTTGCCAAACTGCTTCACATTCTGAACATAAATATACATACTTCATATTAACATCATCATATCTAATATAAATAATTTCTCTTTCTTTCCCATCTTTATTAGTAGAACAATCAGAATTAGGACAAAGTATATTATTGATGCGTGGTAATGTAGGGTCATATTTTGTATATTTATTGATAATATGATTAAATGATTGTTCTGACTTTTTAATTTGTGTTTTAGATACACAAACATTTTCAGCTGCTAACAAAGAATCTTCATGACCACACTTACGACAATAATAAACCAATTTATTAGGGTCATCCGCATTAATACGGATATAATACATATTTGAGCATTGAATACAGAAGTGCATTTATATATTATAATTACAATTTATATTTATATAATTATTTCAATTTTTTAATTTATTAAGATTAAAATTGACATATTTGTTTAGATTCATTTAATTTAAGTATAACATCGTGATAATTAATATCAACATTCATACTATAAAACCCAGTTTTTAAAATTTTATTTTCAACATTTACATCTGCCATTTTTTTTTCAGCAAATTCAAGTAGTTTATCGTAATTTTTGTTAAAGTTTTCTTTTACATAAGGATAAAAATTATCAAAAAAAGATTGATATATACCTGTTTTTTTCATAACAATATCACAAACAGCAATGTTAAGATTAGAATATTCAATAATTTCATTATAATTTTTCATATCATTATGAGAAACATTGACTCCAGGTTCATTTAAAAGTGGGTCTTTACATAATAAAGTGCATAATGTTAAGAGAACTGTTGAAATACTTTGGCAAGATGTCCATTGGTCACCCCGCCACGTATTAAGGAGCGAAACACAAACCTTACCAGATGTGTATAAATTAGGATTAAATCGTATTCCATTACCATTAGTATAATACTTAACTTTTGGTGGATTATGTGGATAATTATAAGGATAATTAATTTCAAAAAAATAAAATCCGCCAAAATACGGCGTTTCAACTGGTCCAACAATCATAGCATATCCTTTTAACATATCAGAGTCATCATGTATATAATAAATACCTTGATCAGTCAAAGGGGATTTTATGATATGTCTAACGTCTTTCATTAATCTATTCATAGTATCTTTTGTAATAAATGTTGACATATATAAATTATAAAATTAGGTTTAAATATGTTTTAAAAATATATTACAGAATTTTGTCTAATAGTTAAAGTCAAATAATATTTTTATTTATTAATTGAATTTTTAAAAAAATGAAATAGAAAAATCTTGATATATTATATCAACAATGAATAATACAATGTCAACATCGTCACAATTTAGAGATTTAAATGAATTTTTGGCAAAGCATAGTGCTAAGAATGTTACAAACAATACTGGTTCTATATTAAGCATTTCACATACTAGAATACCTGATAAAGACCTTAACATCTATGCAGGGTCTTATATTATTCCAAAAGAAGAAAGAGATATATTTTATAGTTTGTATTATAATCATATTTTTGAAAAAAAATTAAAAGAATATTTAACTGAAAAACAATTAGAAAATGGCGGACCTATGGCTGTTGATTTTGATTTTAGATATAATAGTAGTGTTATCGAAAGACAACATACAAGAGATCACGTGAGAGACATGATTTGTGTATATTTGGATGAACTTAAGGAATATTTTGTTTTTGAAGAAGATAAGCCATTTTCAGTATATATATTTGAAAAACCAAATGTAAATAGGTTAGCCGATGGTTCATTAACAAAAGACGGTATTCATATGATCATCGGAATCCAAGTTGACCATATTGTTCAAACGATGATTCGTGAGAAAATGATTACAACTTTACCAGATTATTCAGATTTACCTTTAATTAATACTTGGGAATCTGTATTAGATGAAGGAATTAGTAAGGGACATACTAATTGGCAGCTATTTGGCTCTCGTAAACCAGGAAATGAAGCTTATGAGTTTACACATCATTATGTAATTACTTATGATGCGACTGATGGAAATTTTATGATGGATGAGCGCAAGGTTACAGAGTTTAATTTAAAAAAAGATTTTGCTAAATTATCCATTCAATATGATTCTCATCCTAGATTCGAAATGAACCCTAAAATGGCAGAAGAATATAATAAACGTTCCATTAATAAAAATGTTAAAATTAAGAAACCATCAAGTAAAACAAAAATGAATTTAATTGTTGAAGATGAAGAACAAAATGAAGATGAAGAATATATATCAATTAATGATATTAAAGATAAAGAAATACTTGAAAAAGCTGTGAATATTATGCTTAAAAAATTAGGTCAAAATGATTATGAAATTAAAGAAACACATGAATATACTCAAGCTCTTCCACCCAGATATTATGAACCAGGTTCACACTCATTAAATCGTCAAGTAGCTTTTGCATTAAAGCATACTGATGATAGATTATTCTTGTCTTGGGTTATGCTTAGAAGTAAAGCCAGCGATTTTGATTATAATACAATTCCTGAATTATATTCTCAATGGAAGAAATTTCATAAATCAAATAATGAAGGAAAAACTATTACAAAACGCTCAATTATGTATTGGGTAAAAAAAGAAAATCATGATGAATATAAAAAAATTCAACAAACTACTATTGATTATTATGTAGAAAAAGCATTAGAAACTGGTGCAGAATATGATTTTGCTGTTGTATTACAACACATGTTTAAAGATTTATATATTTGCGTAAGTTATGATAAACGTGGCGTTTGGTATCAATTTAAAGGACATAGATGGGTTCAAGATAAGGGTATAAGTTTAAGAGAAAAAATTTCAAAGGACATGTATAATTTGTTTGGTTCTAAAGCTGAAAATTGTGAAGCTGAAATGGGTGAATATCAAAATGATGATACAAGGAGGGAATATTTAAAGAAGAAAATTGGCATGATTCATTCTAATAAAATTAATTTAAAAAAGACAACATTTAAAGATCATGTTATGCGTGAAGCGGCTGAAATCTTTTATGATGAAAATTTTGTTAGAAATATGGACACTAATAGATATTTATTATGTTTTAATAATGGTGTTGTAGATTTTGTTAATAAAGAGTTTAGAGAAGGTTATCCTGAAGATTATATAACAAAAACTACTAGAATTAATTATACTCCTTACAATGAAAATGATGAAAATTGGAGAAAAACCTCACAAGAAGTTAAAAAATTTATAGAAACAATATTTCCAATTGAAGATTTACGTAGATATATGTGGGACCATCTTTCGTCTTGTTTAATTGGAACCAATAAAAACCAAACATTTCACGTTTATCATGGTAGTGGTTCTAATGGTAAATCTCTTTTAGTAGAATTAATGTCTGTCACATTAGGTGATTATAAAGGAACTGTTCCAATTACTCTTGTTACTGATGTTAGAGGTAAAATTGGCGGAACATCTGATGAAGTATTAAAACTTAAAGGTGTTAGATATGCTGTTATGCAAGAACCATCTAAAGGTGTAAAATTAAATGAAGGTATTATGAAGGAATTAACTGGTGGAGATCCTATCCAAGCAAGAGGTCTTTATTCTGAATCTGAAATATTTGTCCCGCAATTTAAATTATGTGTTGGAACTAATAATTTATTTGATATTGATAGCAATGATGATGGCACTTGGAGAAGAATTAGAAAGTGTACATTTCCATCTAAATTTGTAGATGAAGGTGAACATTATGAAGATAAGCCTAAATATACTTATCCAAAAGATAAATCATTAAGTGAAAAGCTTCCATTATTTGCGCCTGTATTTGCTAGTATGTTAGTTAAACGCGCGTTCGAAACCAATGGAATTGTCGAAGATTGTGATACAGTATTAGAAGCTTCTAAAAAATATAGAAATGGTCAAGATCATATTGCAGCATTTGTTTCTGATAAAATTAGAAAGACAGGTAATACAAAAGATACTATAAAGAAGAAGTCTTTGTTAGAAGAATTCAGCAATTGGTTTAAACAAGAACAAGGCACAAGAAGAGTGCCTAAGGGCGAAGAATTATATGAATATATGGATAAAAAATTCGGTTCATCGAATTCTAGTAAAGGATGGGTTGGTTTAGAATTTGTTAGAGATGAAGAAGATGAAGAAGATGCTATGGATAAGTTAGCAAATTAATTAATAAAAATATTTAACTTTAATGACTTAAACATTTTTTATTTATATACATTTTTTGGAAGTAATTCAAATAACCAGTATAATAATTGTATTGTCTTCCCTAATATCCAAGTAGAAATAAACGGAAGTATTACAAATATTAAACCAAAAAATACTTTTATTTTCCAACCAACTGCTGAAGGATAAATTATAGAGAATACCAAAAAACAAATAACTATAATACAATAAATAACAAGCAAAAAATAATAATAATAAAGATTTAAATAACCGTTTTCTTGTTCTTCATAGTAACTTTTTCTCTCATTTGTAAGAATATCATTTGTTTCATCTTTAAGTTCTTTAAATAATTTAATATTTTCTTTTTTATATTGCTTATATAAATCAACTATATTTTTAAAATTTATTAATAATCCATCATATGTTTCTAATTGTGACATAATTTTATCTTTTTCTAATTGATAATTTTCTTTAAATTTTTCAGTAAATAAATCAGCTTTTTCATTTAATTCTTGTTCAATCATTTCATTATAACCACTTTGACCCGAAACAGCAATATAATATTCTTGTCTAGCAATTTCATATTGAGGTTCTGCTAAATTTAAATTTGATATAGATGTGCTATATTTATCTTTAAGATTATTTACTCTCTTATCATGTTGGCATTTTGAATCACATGTTATTGCTTGAGTAGCGGTATCTAAAAATGAATTAAATTTATTTAAATCAAATTGATTAGTCATAATACTATATTATACAACTATAAGAAATTTTTTGTAACTTATAAAATTACCTATAATTATTAAATGGTTCAGGTTGTCTTAAATTAACAGAGTCTTTATAATTACCTGTTTGTTTTTTTGTTAAAACATTATTTACCATTGCTTCAGTAATAAAAGTTTCAGTTCCAGATGATGAACTTGATGAAGTAGATGATACACATTGATTCATACTAGTATCATATGTTAATCCAGTTGAACAACAAGCATCACCTATACAAGTTCCAAAATTAAAACCACCAGCCCATGGGTCGCTAGTTGAACCGCCTGTAGAAGTAGAAGTAGATTTAGGTTTGAAATTCCAATTATATGCTTGATAATTCATATTATCACGCATTATAATAGAAGCAAAACGAGTCCAGAAGAAATAAGCACCAATTACTGAAACTAATATAAGTAAAATATAATAAATTGTATTTGGTAAAATTCCTTTATTATTTAATAAAGCTAATATAATAACAGGAATTAAAGTGAAGATTATAATTTTCATCAACTGAGAATGCTCAGCATATTTGTCGCCAAAATAATTATTAATTTCAACTAAACGAATTTTATTGTTTTTCTCTTCTTCTAAAATTTCAAGACGTTTCTTTGATCTATTTAATTCTTTTTCAACAATATTAATAGCAATTACTTGTTCTTTAAGTGAACCTATAGAAGTATTTAAAGCATCTTCAAAATAATTATTTACACCGCTTAATGTTTGATATAAATTAACACGCATATTTGACAGTTGATTCATTTTTTCAATTATTTGTTGTTGTTGTTGTGTGTTTAAATTTGGGTTCGACTCCAAATTACTAAATAATTGATGTTCCATTTGTTGTAATGATTGAATATCATTAAGTATTTGCTCATTATTTTCTTGAACATTTGGTAATTCAGACATTTATATAAAATATAATAAGATAATTATATTTTATATTAATTAAACTTTATTGTTTCTTAACTATATTCATTGAAACTAATACTGTTCCTGCTGCTAAAATACTCCAAAATAGATAATCATAATTTTTTTGTAATACAACTATATCACTATCTTTTAATATATTATGAATATTACTACTGGTCTCTCCAGATACAACACCTATTTTTTTATTTGTAGTTATAATATCTTTAAAGTAATCTTCTATACCTGCATTATTTTTTTGATTTTGATTTTCGGCTTTTAATGTTCCACCTTGAAAATTATTTGTTAAATCAGTTATTTTACTTGATAATAAATTCATTCTAGTTTGTAATTGTTCTAATTCTTGTTTTTGAGCATTGGTTGCATTTGCTAATCCATATTGACTACCAACTTGTCCTTTATTAATATAATTTTGGTATGTCACTGAATCTGTAATATTTGTGCTTTGTGAAACACCAAGTGGTGGAGAAGTTGGCATTTTACCTCTAACATAGATTTGTGTCCCTGTACTTGGTTCAACAGAATTACCAAATGGAAACATTTGGTTTGTTTTTGGCCAACAAGTATTTCCATTGAAAACAAAACCTGCACATTTAGAATTATTATTACATGCTGTTTCACATGAATCAAGTGTGGCATTACCAAAACTAGCTCCTTGAATATCATTACCTGCAGTATTCATATTATTAATAGTCGTATAATTACTAGTATATGTTTCATTTGTGCTTGGATAAGTATATAAATTTGAATCAGCATCAACGTAACCAATTGCTCCCATATTTCCACTAACAGCAGTTTTTCCTATATCATAAGCAGCATTACCACCTACGCCACCACCCATATTTCCATCACTCATTTTTTTACAATTTGTCTCCATTTGATATGTATATAAAACTAAATTTCCGTCTGTTTGCATAACTAAAGCTAATTTTCCATCATTTGAACCAATAAATTCGCCAGCAGCTAATGTTGAGCCTGATGTCATCCAATTTTTTCCATATTTACCATTTTTTGATACCATTTGTGGATTTGACGACTGGGTTTTTCCATTTGTTCCAGATGCCCATATTTGTCCTTGATTATCAGTTGGACTTGTTCCTCTATAAACGCACATATTACCATCACCTTGTAAAATTAAAAAATAATTACTTTGAGGTAGTGTAGTATTATAAACAGCGTTTGACCATCCCCCGCCACTCCATGAACCATCTGATATACGTGTGCAATTACTAGCTTTACCATATTGCATAGTTTGTTCAATATTATTACTCAAAAAACATACTGCGTTAGTTCCAGATGTTGAATTTTGTAATCCGTAATATTTATAATTATTTTCTTCAGCTATCTTTTGACATTGAGAATTATTATATTGTTGTGATGTATTCTTCCATGCTTTTGACATCGCTCTTAATGGTTTATCTCCATAACAACCTAAATAATTTGAAGGGTTTGCACTTCTAGATGGAGTTGAGTAAACTGCTTGTCCACTTGAATTAATAACTTGTAATGAACCAGTGTTAGAGAGAATAGCAGTATTGCCTGACTGCCCAGATGTATTTGATGACCATAAAGCAATTAATTTACTAGGAATTTGTGAGTTTCCATACTGAGTTATTTCTGGTTTACTATTACTAACAGTGCAATATCCTAAACCAGTTGACAAATTAACATTTTGTAATCCAAAATATCTGTAACCATTAATAACAGCTGCTTCCTTACATTGATTGTAGCTATAACTACCTCCTGTTTCTGTAGAACTATTTAAACTAACATTCGCTGTAGCATTAGATTGAACGCCCGAAGTATTGCTTCCACTAAAACTACTATTATCTAAAACAGGTGAACCGCCAATAAATATCATATTATCATTAGAACTATTAGCAGCATAACAACCCATATATGTTGGTGTTGTATCTGATGGTAATAATTGATTGACAAAAACATTTGAACCTTCATTACCAACACTTTGACCCATTTGTAATTTTGTGCCAGCAACTAATGGTGGATTTGTTGGAATTTGGGTTCCAGGAGTAGCATATGAGTTAATATAAGGAATATTTAACGATACTTGAATCGATTGTGGAATATTAGATGATTTCCAAACCTCATTACTTGGAATATATTTAACTACACCTGTTGAAGTAACATAACAAACATCTCCAGTAGTGAATTGAACTACTTTATTCAGATATGGATTATTTGGATTTACTCTGTCAACATAATCTGTTAAATTTCCTGAAATTTTATCTATTAAATCTTCATATTGTTGTATTGTATTTTGATATTCTTGTCTTAGATTATCTATTATTTGTTGTTGATTTGAATAATTATTATTACTAATTATATTATCAGTTTGTTTTGTTAAACTTTTATCTTCCATATCAGAAAATCCTTCTTTACCGCTTAAAATTTCAGCATTTTCTAAACTATCTTCGAATTTATTTTGATATTTTTTAAATTTTTCCCCATGTTTTAATGATGGCGAAACTTTTTTATTTTTAGGTATTTCGTTAATTTCCTTATCTGAAAATACATTTAAAATACTTGTCATTATATTAATATATTAATAAAATTTAAAAATATATTAATAATTAATTTTTCAAAATAGCATTAAAAACGATAATAAATGCTAATAATACAAAAATTAATAAACTAGATTGTGAAAAATAATTCTTGCCACCACCTTTTTGTTCGCTTGTTAGACTAAATTTTAATAATAAAAATATCAAAAATATAGCGATTAATATATACATAATATAACTATAATAATTAGATGTCAAATTTATGTTTCCATCTTCATAAGCTGAATTTAAAGTTTCATATTCTCTTATAAGTTCTTCAATCTGACTTCTCTCTTGTTCTAAGGTATTATAATTTTTTTGTAATATTTGACTCTTCTCTTGAGTTGTCTGCTTAGTTTGTTGAAAATTATTAGAACTATTATTTGCTAAATTTATCATAGAATTATTTACATTAGTTAATTCATTGTTTATTTTTTGTAATTGGTTACTATAATATAAAGCTTGTTTTACAATTGCTGTTTGATTCTGAGAGTTAATTAAATTTCCGTTTCCACTACTTAATGTACAAGTATTTTGGTTATTATCAAATGTAGCACCTGAACAAGTTTGTGTTGAACTACAAGAAGACATACAATTACTAACTGAACTATTTTGAATTGTATTTATATTGTTACCACTAACAAATGCAGAATTATCAACGGAAGTTAAAGTATTATTATCGGAACTAATTGTATTAACAAAATCTTGATATGTATCTTGATATTGTGTTAATAAGTTATTAAATTTACTACTAAGTATTTTTATTTGTGAAGACATTATATATAATTATTGAGAAAACATTTTATATATGATATCTATTTACACCCTTGAAGATTTAAAATGGGACAAATATTACTAAATTTATACCGATAATTTTCCTAAAAGGTGCCATTTTAAATCTTCAAGGGTGTAAAAAGAGTTAAATGTTTCATTGAAAAATTTAAAATAATTATAAATATTATTAATCCGAAGACCATATAATACGCGTTTACTCCTATATCACCCCCATATTGAATAGCTGAAGTTGGAGCTTGAAGTGAATTTATATTTCCTGATCCAAACATTTTATATAACAAAAATCCTATTACAAATGCTAATATAAATAGTAAAATATATGAATTATAATTTTGACTTATTTTAATTTCAGCTTCATTTTCTGTATTATCTAAAGTTTCATATTCATTTAATATTTTTGTGATGTTTCTTCTTTCTTCAAGCAAACTTTCATAATTTTTAATTAATTCTTGATTCTTTGAGGTAGTATCAGCATTTATTTTATCATATACCGGTTCAGATACTTTTATTTTATTAACTAATTCTTCATTTACATCTAATAATTGTTGGTTTATATCTTCCATGTTAAGTAATAATTGTTTTTCTTTTGGAATAATTGCGTAAGAATCTTGTGTAGATGGAACTATTGGAGAATCACCAATTCGTAATTGACATTTATTTGAAATAAATGTTGCTCCAGTACATGTGTTTGAACTAGCACATGAAGCTATACAATCTTGTAATGTTGTTGCTGAGCTTTGACCAGCGCTACCAGTTCCATTAAATGCTTGACCTTTTATAGATACTAATGGTTCATTATTTATTTTATAATTAGGTGCTGATGATTTATTATAATTAGTTGAATTTCCATAACAACCTTTTCGGCGTGTTGTGTCTGTTAGAGTTGCCCATAACCACGAGTCGTGAATAATATCATTTAAAGTTTGTGCCTTAGCCCAACGATCATTAGCATCTGGAGCAGGTTGAATTGTTCCGGTTCCGCATCCTGATTTTTTCCATATATGATTATAGCATGCTTGATCAATACCTTTACTATTTGCCGTAAAATTACCACATGGTTGTTGCGATTGAATATTTAAATAGTTAACATAATCAGCTACAGCTCCTTTATATTGTATTAAAAGATTACTATATTTTTGTCTTAAATTTTCTAAATCCATTGTTATTGAATGACTATTTTCATTTTCATCATAATTCATCTTATATATAAAACTAAGAAAACATATTACTTAAGTCTTTTTTTATAAAAATAGAAACTAATCGATGATATAGAGAGAAATATTAAAAATGCATAAAAATTTAATTTTGCTGGTTTAGGGTTATCATTTTTATCTAGTATTTTTTTATATTTAGGGTTGATTTGTTCTAAATTAGATATTTCAGGTAATTTTCTTATTGAATCGTTTATTGTCTTAATACAATAATCGCGTAAATGTTTATTAAAATATAAAGGTTTAATTTGTGTTAAATTAAGCATTTAAAATTTAAAAATAAATTAAAAATAACATTTAAACTATTAGTTTTGCACCTTTGGATATTTAAGTTCGCACAAAATTGTTACGAAATATAATAAAAATTATATAAATATTTTTTATTACAAGTAAAAAATGCTGTGAATGTAATAATGATTTATCTTATTACAAAAATAGCGATGGAAACAAGAACGCCAGCGTGTTTTCAGATTTCAGCTTTTTCCAATTCTTCCCAAAGTGACAAAAAAGAAGTGGAAAAAGTAATACCATCTTAGGTGAAACACCTACTATTGATATACGCTTTTAGATATTTTTGTGCGAACCTAAATGTTCAAAGGTCTATATATTGCTCCTACAGCTACAATACAAACTATTGAACTTAATAATAAAGACCAATTTCGTAAATACCTTTTATCATAAATATCTTTATAATCACTAATCATTTCAGAAGCAGCATTACTTTTATTTTCAACTATTCCTAGTTTTCTTTTTAATTCTTTATTTTTCTCTCTTTCTTGTGTAATTAAAATATCAAGTTCAAATAATTTTTTGTTCAAATTATCAATATTTACTTGTACATCATTTGAAATAGAAAATAATTTTGATAATATTTCGGCTAAACTATTAATAATATTTTGATGTTGAGTTTGATATTCTTCATTACTCGGATGCATATTTGTAATTACATATAATTTTTTAAATTCATTTAGGAGCAAATTAACACCACTATCTAGTTGATGTATTTTTTCTTTATATTGTTCTGATTTTTTAAAATTATGTTCGTAATCATTATTTTCTAATTCCATTAATTCAAATTCCATTTATATATATTTTAAGAATATTAAAAATTATCTTCAAATGACAATAAAATTTTATCAATTAAATCAATTGTATCCGTTAATCCTCCTACAAATTTACCTTCATAAAAAACCATTGGAAATGTTTTCCAACTTTTTTGAGCAATATTTTCAATTTTGTTTAAAAATTGTTCTTTATCTTCCAAAATATATTCATCACAATTAGTTTCTGAATAAAAAAAATGTTTTTCTTTAATAAATTTTTTTACAGATGTACAATTAGGACATCCACTTTTACTATAAATAGTAAATCCTTTAGCATCCGGTGCGGTAATTTCCATTATAAATAATTTATATATTTAAATTTAAATTGTTTATATACAAATTCTATAATAATTTGTTTTGATAGATGTTTTACTAGGTCTAATAATTTTACATACTTGTCCTGGTCTCAATCCGATTGCTCTAGCAACTGGATCAAATCGAGATATATCTGGAAATTGTATTTTATCTGTAATATTATATTTAGTCATAATATTTTCAACATCAGCCTCAGTCATAACTAAATGTTCAGGCACTAATGTATGTTTTAATATATTAAATTGTAAACATTTAATGCTTTCAATGATAATGAAAATACCATCACGTTCCCAAATATGCTTAAGTTCATTTATTAAAGTTTCATTAACATTATCTTTTATAATAATATACAAAGTATCATTTTTTTTTAGAGTTTCTGTCAAAACAAACAAATCATCAATCATTTCATGAATATTTGTAGGTCTAATAGTTTTTGCTAAATAGTAGCGAATATAAATTTTATTGCCATCGGAAGTTTTTTCTCCACTTTTTTCAGGTTTGGATTCTAAAAGCATGTCTAGTTGATTATTTTGTTTCATAGCATTAATTTCACTTACACTAAAGTTTGCATAACCTGATACATCGAATCCTTGGTTATCCATAAGTTCCAGAACATTTTTTCTGGATTGATAAATTTGAGAAATAAGAACACTTGAGTTTGTATTTACCATATTATATTATAATATAATGATAATGAATTATTTTTATTTCAATTTTATTAAATATATATATTAAAGTGTTATTTTTTTAGTTTCATTTGAAGTAGGAACATCTAAACTTGGTTCGTTTGGTATATCAATTACTTTTTTATCATTAGAATCATTTGATGTGGTTGAATCATTGTTTTCATCTTTCTTTTCCTCTTCTTTTGGTACTTCTAAAATTGAGTCGTTAGGTGGAGATTGGTCAGATGTAATATTTGGTCTCAAAACATGTGAATTAAAACCAGGAGCATAAGACGATGAATCAGAACCAGGCTCATATGCTGGTGAATAAGGAGCATAAGGCGGTGAATATGGAGCAGCATTAGCGGAAGCAGATGTCGAAGCTGAATCTATTTCTGGTGGGGGGTAACCATATTCCTTAGAATCATGATTATATGACAATAAAGGATTATCAATGGTTTGTGGAGGAGGATATTGTGGAGTATGTGATGATTCTGTATCAAGAACAACAGGTGATGGTAATAATTGAGCTTCTTCATGAAGATAAAGTTCGCTTGATTTTCTTTGCTCCATTTCCATTGTTCTAACAAATCGTTTTATTAAAGCATCAGTCTTTTCAATATTTCTATCATCTTTGTTGTGTAAAAGTTTGTTAATATTATTTGAATAAGACATACTTAATAATTGGTCTACATTTTCATCTGTAATGATACGCATTTGTATATTCATAACTTGTAATTCTTGAATAAGTAGTTTAAAAGAATAAGGTATTCTTAATAAGCTAAATGAACGACCAAATTTGCTGAGATTTTTTATGTTCATTGTTCCATCAGGATTAGTATGAAAATTAATAGGACCATCAGAATAAGGGCTTAGGAAAAGGTTTTTTGCTTCATTGTAAATAGCAATAGCTCCAGTTTTATTACAAACAGCCATATAATATTCATCTCCTCTCACTAAAAATGATTCATTTAAAAAGTAAGCTAATCCATGAGCGCATATGCCATCACGTTCCATTTCACCTACACGTAAACCACCATCATTTGCTCTACCTTGGACTGGTTGTCTAGTAAGTTGTTGATTAGGACCGCGAGCACGATAATTAATCTTATCTTTAACCATATGTTTTAAACGCATATAATATGTTGGACCCATATAAATGTTTGCTTGAATCTGTTCACCTGTCATACCATTATATACAATATGGTTACCTGTATTATTAAAACCAGCTTTTGTAAGCATTGGACCATATGTATTATAATTTGACCCCTTTACTTGAAATGCTGTACAATCTCCAAATCCACCATAACTTACACAAGCGATACCAAACATACTTTCAACTATTTGACCAATAGTCATACGTGAAGGAATAGCATGTGGGTTAATAATTAAATCTGGTCTTGTTCCATCTTCTAAATAAGGCATATCAGCTTCAGGAATAATTAATCCAATCGTTCCTTTTTGCCCAGCGCGTGAAGCCATTTTGTCTCCAATTGCTGGTATTCTTTCTTCCCTCAAACGAACTTTTGCTACGTTAAAACCTTCTTCCCCAAGAGTAATAAATGACTTATCTACATAACCTAGTTGTCCTTTTTTAGGTTTAACTGAATCATCAATCCATGTATCTTTGTCAGCTAAATTTGAATTAATTTTTCCTATCAAAATCATTTTATCATTTAGTTCTGTATTCTCTTTAATTAATCCATAATCATCTAAAAAACTATAATCATAACCTTTCTTTTTACCAATCACATTATTTTTTTCTATATTAGCAAATTTAGAATTATTCATTCCAGTAATTTTTGAGCTTTCTTCCCTCGCTTCATACATTGAATAATATGTTGTTCTGAATAATCCACGTAATATTGAACCTTCATTGATTAAAATAGCATCATCTACATTATAACCGGTATAAGACATAATTGCTACAATAGCATTAACTCCATAAGGTTGTTCTTCTTTATTAATATAATCTAAATATCTGGATTTAATCAAAGGAATTTGACCATAATTAAGAATAACTCCCATTTTGTCAATACGCATTTGATAATTAGAATGATATACCGAAATGGCTTGTTTACTTTGACCACATGAAAAAGAACTTCTGGTAATTGGATTATTTTCAGGATAAATAACAAGATTAGTCATTACACTTAAAATTAATGATGGATCTATTTCCATATGAGTATAGTATTTGTTCCTTTTAAAATCATCTGGTGTAGTAGCTATTAGAGCTGCTTCTTCTTCAGCTGTATCAATATAATCAACCAATGCTTGATTAGAAGTAAGTTTATTAAAAATCGTCTCTTTATCAGCACCTATATCAGGATATAATTTCATTAATTCATAAATAATATTATTTTTAGTATTAAAATTTTCATCTCCTTTTCTCAAAAATCCAGAAATGATTTGTTCCCATTTAATATCTCCTTTTTCTAGTTCTTTAATTATTTGACCTCTTTCATAACTTAATTTATTGTTTGAAACATAATAAATTGGTCTTGTTAATCTACCAGAATCAGTATATATACATACTTCATTATGTTCAATATCAAATGATAAGCTTGTGTAAACTGGTAATACACCATTTCTTCTGTATAATTTAAGTAAATTAACTAATTCAAATGGTTCATCAGTTACACCTATCCAAGAGCCATTAACAAATACTTTCGATGAGTTAGCTATTTGTTCTGGACCACATTCTAATATTAAACGTAATGGTGTATTTCCTCTAATCCATTTTATAATAGGAATCCCAGATGATCCACTTGTAATATATGTGCTTATTGCTAAATGTTTGTGCAATCCAATATTACCACCATCAGGTGTGTCAATTGGGCAAATAAAACCCCATTGAGATGAATTTAATAAACGTGGACCAACAACTTTGGCACTAGAATCCAACGGCAAATTAATCTTACGTAAATGTGAAATAAATGTATACCAACTTAAACGATTAAGGTCTTGAACCGCACCTAACCGCTTTGTATGAGCTTCAGAACCCCAATTACCTTTAAATGCTTTTTTAAATCCTTGTTCTACAATTCTATCTTTAAAAAATGTTTTTATATTTGATTCAATAAGACTAATAAAATTATCTTTATATT